TAAAACATAAATTTATAGTCCTAAAACAAAGTGACTCGTCTTTTTGACCAAGGATTTGATAAATACAATATAAGAGAAATACTACAGTATAGTATTATAGGAGAAAACAAATGGCTGTAATTACAAATTTTGGAGTACCAACAGACGCCGCGGCAGGCACAACTTTAATGCCTAAACTGCAATATCGTTTTAGGGTAAGCTTCACAAATATGGGTGACAAGAATCGTAAAAGCGAAACTACGCAAAATGTCATTAGTGCATCCCGACCAAATTTAACGCATGAAGAAGTTGTTATTGACTCATACAACTCAAAAATGTATCTCGCAGGTAAGCATACTTGGGAACCAGTAACACTTGTATTACGTGATGATATGAGTTCAAATGTTATTAAAACTATTGGAAGTCAATTAAACAAACAAGTTGATCATGCAGATCAATCAAGTGCAATTGCCGGAAGTGCATATAAATTTGAATGTAAAATTGAAACATTAGACGGTGATAATGGCGGAGTAAATACCGCAGGCGTATTTGATACATGGGAACTAATAGGATGTTTTATTAGTCAAGTACAATACGGAGACCTGAACTATGCAGATAGTAATATGGTTCAAGTTACATTAACTATTCGTTATGATCATGCAACTCATTTAATTGATGGCGATGATTGGTTGTCAAAAGGTGAGGCATCAAGTAGCACTAATAACACAGGCGTAACTGGTACACAATCATAACTAACCTACACTAAAGGAGGTCAGTAATGGCAATTGGATCAAGAGCATATAACGAGTATGGGCAAGCATTAAAAACTGGAGAATTAACTGCAATACCAAGGAATAAATATTCCTTTACAGTTTCTATCGATACTATTGACAGACCATATGAGTTTATTCGTATAGCAAATGTGCAAATGCCATCGTTTACGTATAGATCACAAACGATCAACAATTATAATAATAAAAGCATAGTTCAGACAGGAATAGATTATACTCCTATAACACTTACAGCATACGACACTAAAGATGCTGCATTTGAAGAATTTCTAAAGAATTATGCAAGACATTATGTTGCTGGACCAATGAACGAAGAAAGTTATGTTGAGTGGTTAGCAAACCCTGATAATAAAGGTCTCGAACTTAGAGATACTAATCATTATATAAAAAAAATGGTAATAGAGAGAGTTGATGGGAAGTCATTAACAAACAAAATAGAAATATTCCATCCATTTATTGCAAACGCAGACGCTGATACATTAGACTATTCAGATAGTAGTCCTACAGTATTCAGAGTGTCATTTAATTACGAAGGATATAATATTCTTAGTTCAGATACAGCATTGCCACCTCAATTACAGAAACCAGTTGAAACAATAACTCCACTAAAACATGCTGAAGAGTTTGCTGATGTTTCGAGCATTTATGTAATGGACAATGAAAAAGAAATACTTGAATCTAACGTAACTGCAACATCAGTTACATCAAACAAGTCAGAATTAATACCAATAGAGTTTGGCCCTGGTAATCGCCCTTCAAATGTATATGGAATCGCTAGGCCTACTACCTCAGAAGAACGAGCAGTAAGAGAAGAAGAAATAAAAAATGTTATTCGTACAGGAAAAGTCGTTGCAGAGGATGGTGAATACTATCCATTTGTAGAAGGTGAAGGTATGCAACTTGTTAAATATCAAGGCAAAACATATATGGCAACTGTTTCAGGACCTAACTAGGATTGAAATGTGCCTAAATTTCAAAGCGGAAAATACACACTCACAAACCCAGATAAATACTTAGGTAAAAGAACACCACATTATAGAAGTGGATGGGAATTAGCCGTATTTCGTATGTGTGATAATCACCCAGCTATATTAGGTTGGGGTAGTGAAACACACAGAATTCCTTATAAAAACCCACTTACTGGAAAGAAAACTACTTATGTTCCTGATTTATTACTTGTTTATAAAGATAAAAAAGGACAGAATCACGCTGAAATGGTTGAGATTAAACCAGCTAGTCAAACATTAAATGAAGCAAGGACAACAGCACAAAAGGCAGCGGCAGTAGTTAATCATGCTAAATGGACGGCAGCTAATGCATGGTGTAAACAACAAGGAATGGCGTTTAGGGTTATAACTGAACATCAGATATTTAACAAACCTCAAAATTCCAAGAAGAAAAAGAGATGACAAAAAAATTAGAAGAAGAATTAAATTTACCTAACTTAGAAGAATTACTTCCTGAGGAATTAGAAGAAGAACAAGCACTCACAACTGAAGAAGTTAAGAACGAAATAGCTACTATTGAAAATGAAATGAGTATGGTAGACAGAGCTAATATAGCCCTACCAACAGTTGAAGGTTTAGAGCAATTAGATAGAGAAATGGATGAATATGCCACAAAGGCTATGGAAACATTTGAAGATTTAGTTGATTTGGGTAAAAATGTAGAAGATAGACATGCGGCACCAATATTTGATAGTGCGGCAAAAATGATAGCCGCGGCTTTACAAGCAAAGCAGGCTAAAATGGATAAAAAGATGAAAATGATTGAACTGCAAATGCGTCAAGCCAGACTTGAGAAGGATAGTCAGAAGATTGATGCGTATGTAGCAGGTAAAAAACATGAAATAGGCGATGAAGAAGACATAGAAGGCCGTATTATAGGTGATAGAACTGCTATGTTGGCCGAAATTATGAAAAATTTAGACGAAAACGATAAATAGTATTAATAGGAGATAACCGCAATGAGAAAACTATTTTCAACATACTTAAACGAATCGAATAGATCGTGGAAGTTTAGTATTAAAACAATACATGATTTAAGTGATGAGCAATGTGATCGCATTGAGAAGCACCTCGGCAAATACGACTCAAAAGGACTCGGTGCTGCAAAGAAAACAATTTTACAAAGTGCTCCACGTGATTTTCCAATGCATAAGGGATATGAAGTTTTTTCACATGATTTTGAAACTAACAGGATTGCTAGCGGTTGGCAAATACAAAATGATATTCGTAACATGCTTGGTTTAACAGATGGCGTACTTAAAGTAAAAGGCGAACACGAACCAGACGAAGCAATTCCACCTGGAAAAGGCAAAGATGTTGCAAGTGTATTAGCTGATGCAGATTATAAAGATGCTGAAAAAGTTAATCACGCAGATCATTACGGTGACGAATACAATAAAAGTTTCATTAAAGAATTAATGAAAGTAAAGAAAGATAAAGAAAAGGAAAAAGGCAATGAGTAATTTAGACAGAATATTAGAACTTGCTAGACATGGCATAGACGATGCTCAAAGCCAGGTTCCAGCAGAAAGAGAATTAAAAGAAGTACCAGCAGAAGCTCCAGTAACACAAGAAGCAGTAGGCGAATTTGCAGAACCATTATATACACTACAAGACGAATTAGGTCTTGAAGACAATATTTTAGTTGATGAATTAGCACGTTGGATGGACGGACAAGACATAACAGAATTTGTTGAAAACTTCCGTAGACACCACGAAATGGATCCAGTAGGAAAGTCAACTAGAGGCAATTGGCCTGATGATGACGCAGTGAAAACAGAAGAATTAGAAGAAGCACAAAGTCCAGCTCAAAAGGCAGCATTTGCAAAAATGTTAGCCGCTAAAAATGGTGGGAAAGATGATGCAGTTGAAGAAGCAAAAGCAAAACCAGATTATGCTGATATCGATGGTGATGGAGATGAAAAAGAAACAATGAAAAAAGCAGCCAAAGATAAAGAAGTAAAAGAAGAAACAGTAACGGAGGCTCCAACTATGGATACTACACAATTAATTACACTTTTAAAGAATTCAGGTTTAAGCGAAGAAGCAATTAATAAAAAAATTAATGAATGGGCAAATACACCAGATGGAGCAGCTGAAGAAGAAGCTACATCACATGGTGAACCATACGAAAATTTTGCACAAAGCGTTAACCTAAGTTTAAAAAGATATTTAGATGCAGAAGATTTCAAAGTAGGCTTAAAAGAACATAAAGTTGCAGATATTAAAGAAGCATACCAAGAATTTAAAGGTGTCCCAATATCTAAAAAAAAAGAGTAACTGATAATATTGTTGTAAAAGACAATGAAACTCTAACAGAATTCTCAATATCTGTTGATGATATTAACCACTATTTAAGTAAGGTCGGACTACAAGTAAGGCCATGGGAAGATAACCCACTTAAAAAAGGTGTTGATAACCTAAAGCATAATGCTAAATGGCTTGGACAAAAAGTTCTTGGCATAGGCAACCAAGATGCTAGTGCTGATGAACCTAATATACCAGTAGATATAAATAAAGATGGTGATTTACCTCCTGTGTTTACACAAGATGAAATTAAGAAAAGGTTTGGAACCAGAGACCCAGCAGATTGGGCAAACGATCAACGTACTCGAGATGGTTGGCGTTAAAAGATTTTAAGATTCACGTTTCCTCCCAAAGTGAAAACTAAACGGTGTAGTTTTAATTAACTACGCCGTTTTCTTTTATAAATAGTACTATGCAAAGACCTACGCACACATATACTGACGATACTGGTCAGACAATAGAATTTACAATACCAGAACCGCATACAAAGATTTGTATGAATATATCAGGCGGTGCTGATAGTGCCATACTGCTGTGGATGTTAATAAACTATTGTGAAGAACATATACCAGATGCAGAAATACATGTAATAACATCTGCTAACCCTATAAAAGGGTGGTATAATGCTAAATGGAGTACAAGTGTACTAGACAGAATACTTGAAATTACAAAAACAACACTAATTAAAAGTCATTATACGTTTTATAGTACTGATCAAATAAGAGAAGAACTAGATGATGTAGAAAAAATGCAACAAGATTTACACGGTATTACATTTACTGTACATGGAACTAATCAAAATCCTCCGTTAGATATTAAGTTTGATACTAAAAATAACAGACATAAACCACGTGATCCAGGGCATGGAAGACCCATATTATACGAATCTGCACCAGGTATTACACGTTGGATGCCTGTTATGGGTGTTGATAAGCGTATGATAGCACATTTGTATAAATATTTTAATATGTTAGAAGAATTATTACCATATACAAGAAGTTGTGAACAACACGCTAAAGAAAATATGGATACACCTACTTGGATGGTTACACATTGTGGCGAATGCTGGTGGTGTAAAGAACGAGAATGGGCGTTTGGGAGATATTAATGGCAATAGATAGTAAATTAACAAAAACTCCGTATAGAAAAGAGAAATACACAGAAGAGCAACTTTTAGAACTAGCTCGATGTGCAAATGATCCCAAATATTTTATGAGGAATCATTGTTATATTCAACATCCTATACAAGGTAGGCTAAAGTTTAGTTTATATGATTTTCAAGACGAACTAGTCGACATTTATCACAACAACAGATACAGTATTAATATGCTTGCCCGACAAATGGGTAAGTCAACGTGTGCGGCAGGATATTTGTTATGGTATGCAATGTTTAATCCAGATCAAACTATTTTAGTAGCAGCCCACAAATATGCAGGCGCAGCAGAAATTATGCAACGTGTACGGTTTTCATACGAAACATTGCCAAATTATATTAGAGCAGGTGTAACAGAATATAATAAAGGAACATTAACTTTTGATAACGGTTCACGTATTATTGCACAAAGTACAACAGAAAATACTGGACGTGGTCTTTCCATTTCACTTGCATACTTAGACGAGTTTGCATTTGTCCGTCCAAATGTAGCAAGAGAATTTTGGACTTCACTGTCACCTACATTAGCAACAGGTGGTAAATGTATTATTACAAGTACACCTAATATGGATGATGATCAGTTTGCCCAAATTTGGCGAGATGCTAATAAAAATATTGACGAATATGGTATTGAAACAGCCGCAGGCGTAAATGGATTTGCACACTATCTAGCTACATGGGAAAGACATCCAGAAAGAGATCAAGACTGGGCAGATTTAGAACAAGGAAAAATTGGCGAAGAAAGATTTAGACGTGAACATAAATGTGAATTTATTGCGTTTGATGAAACGCTAATTGATAGTATTAAACTTTCTAACATGAGAGCACGTGATCCATACGCTATATCAGGGCAAGTACGTTGGTATGCTCCAATTGCTAAAGGTAAACTTTACATGATAGGACTTGATCCTAGTTTAGGTACAGGTGGCGATAATAGTGCTATAGAAGTATACAGTATGCCAGGAATGAAACAAGTAGCAGAGTGGATGCACAATAGAACAACGGTTCAAGGGCAGGTGAAAATTTTGCGAGAAATAGCACAACACATTGAGACTGAAACTGATGGCGATTGTGAAATATACTATAGTATGGAGAACAATACACTAGGCGAAGCCGCATTAGTAGTTGTAGAAGAAACGGGCGAAGAAAACTTTCCTGGCTCATTTTTAACTGAAACAAGACAGCATGGTAATGCTAGGCGATATAGACGAGGATTTACTACTACTCATAAATCTAAAATATCTGCTTGTGCAAAATTAAAACATTGGGTAGAAACAGAAAAATTAGAAGTAGCAAGTAAACCATTATTAAGAGAATTAAAAACATTTATAGCAAAAGGTAATAGTTATTCTGCAAAATCTGGAGAAAATGATGACCTTGTAATGGCAGTTAATTTAATTGTACGTATGAGTATGGAAGTATCAAAGTATGAAGAAGAAGCATTTGATTATTTGAATGATGATTTTGAAGATTCCGATGGTATGGAACCTATGCCATTTAGCCTATTATAATAAATAGTGTATACGGAGATAAGATGCGTGAAGAAAGACATACATCCACCATACAAGACTATTACTGCTATATGTAGCTGCGGTGCTACGTTTGAAACTCGGTCAACCCTCACAAAAGAGAAGATGAATTTAGATATATGTTCTAAATGTCATCCATTCTATACAGGACAGTCTAGGGTTGTTGATACTCTAGGTCGTGTTGATAAGTTTAATAAACGTTATAAAGGATTTAAAAGAAAATGAATAACAAATACAACTCGTGGTGCAAATGGCACCCATTAAAAACAGTAATGTTGGGTAGATCGTATTACCCAGAATTTTACAGAGATATTCAAAATCCAAAAGTAAAAGATTGCTTAATTAGGATAGCAGAAGAAACAGAAGAAGATTTTAAGAACTACGAAAAGGTTTTAAAACAATTCGGTTGCGAAGTTATTAGACCTGAGTTAGACATAAACGAAAACTTACAAGAGAAAATAGACAATAAAGAAGTAATGCAACATAGGTCACATGCGTTTCTAAGACCACCAGCTCAACCAAGAGACGGCCAATTAGTAATGGGTAATGAGATGCTGTTTACAGGTTATGATCACCCTAGCATAAAAGAAAGGTTAATGGAATATAATAGTGATGATAGATATGATTTTTGTGACACTACTATTTCTGACGGACTAATTTTAAGCACCAGTCCTTTTAAGTTTGATGCTCCAATGATAACATGTGTTGGAAATAGAGTTTATATTGATAGAAAAGAAATTCCTGAATATGTTATTAAGCATTTGCAAGAAAGATACCCGGAAAGAGAATTTATTCAAGTAAAAATTGGTGGACATAATGATGGATGTTTCCATACAGTAAAACCTGGAGCAATATTATCTTTATTACGATATCAACAATATGAAGATACATTTCCAGGTTGGGATGTTTGTTATCTTCCAGATCAGTCTTGGAACTTAGTAAGAAATTGGCTTGACTTAAAACTAAAAAATAAAGGAAAATGGTGGTTAGCAGGGGAAGAGAAAAATAACGATTTCACTGATTTTGTAGAAACATGGTTAACGGATTGGGTAGGATATTGTGAAGAAAGTGTATTTGATGTTAATGTACTAATGCTAGATGATAAGCATGTATGTGTAAATGGCTATAACAAGATTGTATTTGATTTTTTAAAGAAACATAATATAGAACCCATAATTGTGCCCTTTAGGCATAGATTCTTTTGGGATGGTGGTTTACATTGTGTAACATTAGATTTATATCGCGAAGGTGGAATGGAAAACTATTTTGAATAGTAATATTTTCAATGTTTCTTGATAAATACATTAAAGGAATACTATAATGCAACTATCGCAAGAAATTTTTAACATTCTCAAAGGAGCAAACATTAAATTAAAATTGTTTGATCCAACTGGAAATAAGACTTTAGATCCGGAGAACTCGGCAAGATTTTACGCCTATGATAAGGACTTTTTAGTTACAATAAGAGAAGAGGATGATCAAGTTGAGCTAGTTGTACAGGCAGGAGCAAGTTTCAACTTTAGCGAACATAAAGATGTATTAAATAGTATTAAAAAAGCAGGACATAATGCCATGGCAGAATATAACATTAGAAAATTTGATAAGAATATCGAACCAAAAGACTTTGCTCACGATGTAGTAAGAGAAGAAAGTGAATTAATAGATAGATTAAAAGAACTAGCAGGTGTTAAAACCGAAGACAAAGAACTTAATGAAGAGCCAGTATTTCCAGAAGAAGTTGAATTAGCAGGTGATAGTCGTTGGATTGAAGACGAGATGTGGGAAAGTGATTATATTGAAGTTTCAGATATTACAGTTGAAACAGATGAAGATGGTTACACACAAGTACATGTCGAGCATAATGGTCCTTGGGAAATTTATACAGACACTGGATTTGAAAAAGAAATTAGTAAACTAGTTGGTAGAGAAGTTAAATGGAGTGAACAAGGTATGCAGGCACCAGGTGTAGCACACTTGGAAGCATATGATATGAAAGAAGCAGTTGAAAGATTAAAAGAATTATCAGGTATTAAGGAAGATCCCGAAGCACGTAAAATGCAAGTAACAAATGCTGATAAAGAAGGCAATACAGAAGCATGGAAACGTTTTAAAGCAGGTGATCCAAGATATGAATGGGCAGGTGATAAAAAAGAAGAAACAGTTACTGAAGCAGGCGAAAAGAAAGTAAGTTTCAAAGACTTTATGAGCTGGTTTTTCTCAGACTCAGGCGATGATGAGTATGCTGGCTTAGGACAAGAAGCAGTTGATACTATTAACAGAGAAGGAAGTGTTACTTATACTCCACAAGATATGTTTAATAGATCAGGTTACATTCCAGGGCATCTTGTACAAGGTGCATCTGAAGAGGAAGCAGACGCAGAATACGATCCAAGCGAATTAACTCTAGTTGAATCAACTGATTCAATAACTATATCTAAGTTTGGTGATGGTTTTATTGCTGAAGGATATACTCCTGCAACAGGTAGCCTTAAAACAAGTTATATTCAATTACCAGAAAACACTAAACTTATTATTAAGCATTCAAAAGGTGTTAACGAAGAAGTACGTGGTAGTAGATCACGTAACATCAAAGCATTGTTTATTGAAAATAGTGCAGGTGAAAGATTTAGATTCCCACAAAAATATTTACAAGGCGCTAAAGCTATGGCCAACCATGTAAGTCATGGCGGAACGCCATATGATGCAATTGGTGAATCAATTATAAAATTATGTGAAGAAGTAGCACAATGTACTCAATTTTTGAGACATGTGCGTACAAACAAATTAGTTAACGAAGGAAATGAACACATTGTTGAAACAATTAAAGAACAATTAAAAGAATTTAAGAATACAGTTAAGAGTCTACAGACTCTTAGAGGTTATAACAACTATCAGGTCCCTACTACTGCAATTGTAGAAGAAAATGATAAAGAATCGGTTGACTTAACTAACAAGTTTATGTATAATACATTTACTAAGACTGCAAATATGGACGCAGTATTAGAAACAGTAGCTCGTATTGTAAAAGAAAGGGACGGCATGACAGATCTAACTAAACAATATATCAGTAGACTATATGATATGATAAAGAACAAGGAAGATTTTAAACTTACTCTTGATCCAAATGATCCAGAACATCCTGATAATGAAGATCCTATTAAGTATTCAGGTGGAATGGGTGTAATGGCAAAACTAAGTGCAATGTTATCTTACCTTGCTGTATCGAGTAAAAATGATGAAGCATTTAATATACTAAGTCATCTTGGAAGTGAGTTATATAACCTGCCTAATCAGCATGTTATTATGCTAGATAAGATTACAAAATATCTTGATAAGAATTATAAACCATCTAACAAGGAAGTAGAAGTAGAAGATATTGCAGAATCAATTTTATTTGATATACGAAGAAAAATTGCATAATTTTTCTTAAAAAGTACTTGACAGTGAGTACTATAAATGTTATACTGTAAGGGCAACTAAAGGCAAAAGTAGCTAAATGCTACACAAAGGCAAAAGTAATCAATAGGTTACACGAAAAACTATTAAAGGCTAATAAAGGAGAAACATTATGGCATCTTTAGCAGAAATCCGTGCGAAACTACAAGCACAGGAATCTAGGAGCTCAAGCTCCAACACAACTGGCGATAACGCCATTTTCACACATTGGAATATTCCAGAAGGAACTAGTGCAACACTACGTTTCCTACCTGACGCAGACGAAGGTAATACGTTCTTTTGGAAAGAACGTCAAATGATTCGTTTGGGTTTTCCAGGTGTAAAAGGTCAAGACGAAACTAAACCTGTAACAGTACAAGTTCCATGCGTTGAAATGTGGGGCGAACAATGTCCTGTTCACGCAGAGATTCGTCCTTGGTTTAAGGACCCAACTATGGAAGACATGGGTCGTAAATATTGGAAGAAACGTTCGTACATCTTCCAAGGTTTTGTAACACAAAGCGAATTGCAAGAGGACACAGTTCCTGAAAATCCAATTCGACGTTTTGTGATTTCACCTCAAATTTATAAAATTATCAGTTCAGCACTAATGGATCCTGAATTTCAGGAAATTCCAACTGACTATGAACTAGGTACAGATTTTACAGTTAAAAAGTCTACCAAAGGTCAGTATGCTGATTACAGCACATCTAATTGGGCTCGTAGGGAGCGTAGTTTAGATCAAACAGAACGTGATGCAATTGCAACACACGGTTTGTATAATCTAAATGATTATCTTCCTAAAAGACCAGACGCTGAAACTCTAAATGCTATATTCGAAATGTTCGAAGCAAGTGTTGATGGGCAGTTGTATGATCCAGCACGTTTTGGTTCTTACTATCGTCCATATGGTGTAGATGCACCATTGGTTACAGGAGCAAAACCTGCACCAACACCAGCACCTACAGCACCAGTTGTTGAAACAGCACCAGTTGTTGCGACAGCACCAGCACCAGTTGCTCAAGCGGCACCAGCAAAAGAGCCAGAAATGGCTACTGCTACAGCGGCAGCGGCACCTACAACTGAGACACCGAGTGCTCAGGACATATTGACAGCTATTAGAAATAGAAAACAATAAGTAATATAAATTAGTGGGGGTAAAATCCCCCACTCTTAGAAGGAGAAAATTATGGCAAGACCATTTGACGTAAGTAAATTCCGAAAAAGTATTACTAAAAGTGTTCCTGGATTGAGCGTTGGATTCAATGACCCAGATACTTGGATTAGTACCGGAAATTACACATTAAACAAACTTATTAGCAATGACTTTAACAAAGGCATTCCATTAGGTAAAGTAACAGTACTTGCAGGCGAAAGTGGTGCAGGTAAATCATATATTGCCGCAGGCAATGTAGTAAAGGCAGCACAAGACCAAGGCATTTTTGTTATTCTTATTGACAGTGAAAATGCACTTGATGAAAAGTGGCTACATGCACTTGACGTAGATACAAACCCAGATAAACTATTAAAACTAAACATGAGTATGATTGATGATGTTGCTAAAACAATTAGTGACTTTATGAAAGATTACAAGGCAGAATATGCTGATGTTGAATCAGAAGAACGACCTAAAGTGTTGTTTGTAGTTGATTCATTAGGTATGTTATTAACACCAACTGATGTAGATCAGTTCCAAAAAGGTGATATGAAAGGTGACATGGGTCGTAAACCTAAAGCACTAACATCACTAGTACGTAACACTGTTAATATGTTTGGACAATATAACGTAGGATTACTAGCAACTAACCATACATATGCATCACAAGATATGTTTGACCCAGATGATAAAATCTCAGGTGGTCAAGGATTTATATATGCATCAAGTATTGTTATTGCGATGAAGAAACTTAAATTAAAAGTGGATGCAGACGGAAATAAAACTAGCCAAGTATTTGGCATTAGGGCGGCGTGTAAAGTAATGAAAACACGTTATTCTAAACCATTTGAAAGTGTGCAAGTTGAAATTCCATATGAAACAGGAATGAGTCCTCATAGTGGACTAACTGACTTTTTTGAAGCAAAAGGTTTGCTAACTAAAAGTGGAAACAGTTTAGAATACACTAGTCCCGTAACAGGTGAAATAATTAAAATGTTTCGTAAACCATGGAATGCAAATAAAAATGGTGCATTAGACACAATAATGTTAGAATATGATGATGACGTTGCTGATGCTGAGAAAACTGAAGAAACAACACAGGAGGAGACAGTATGAATTTAACTGATGGAGATTTTGAGTTTGTTTTTAATTTATATGATGAAGCACAAGAATTTATAGCAGACAAAGATAAGCTAGAATGGGCTCGTAAAACTTTAAATCATATGGAGGATTTTGGATTTGATCTTAAACCAACTTATAAAGAAATAGCAGATCATTGCGAATACTTAGCTGAAGCATTAGATACTCATTTTACGGAAGAAGAAGATGAAGATGAATTTGTTGAAGAATATAATGAGGATGATGAGGAGCACGAGTATTAATGAGTACGTGGTATCGTAAAGTAACAGCAAATCTAGGAGAGATAGTTCCTGCTATTGCTCATTATGAGAAACAAATAGATGAGGCTCGGTATGAATGCAGTATGAAAGGTATCTTAGAAAAGCATAGTAGAGAAATGCCAGGTATAGTAGAACATAGATTCAACCAGTTACAAGAAGTTGAGGCAATACTTGAGCATCTTAATATAGAAATGCGTAAAATACGAGCCAGAACATTTCGTAAGTTTTTAGAAAATTATAATAAAGCACTTAGTTCACGTGATGCAGATAAATTTGTAGATGGTGAACAAGAAATTGTAGATTTACAATATTTAATCAATGATTTTAGTTTAGTACGAAACAAGTACATTGGAATAATTAAAGCACTAGAGGCTAAAGGATTTCAAATTAATAACATTGTTAAGCTCAGAGCGGCAGGGTTAGAGGATATTTCGTTATAAATAATAATATGAAAAGTATCATTTTATTGTATCCGGGCGGATTCCACGGTGAATTTTTTATTGGTAACATTGTTACTAATACAGATAAATTTTATTATTTTAAATTCTTCAGTCGTTCAGGTGGCACCCTTAATTCTTATAGTTACGAGGCTATTGAACGCCTTCAATCGGACCCAGATTATGATTCAATAGGGCCAATACTAGAGAACAAATATCAAACTGACGATACTGTAGAATATTACAGCACTTGGCATGGTAAGCCAATTATAACTAACTCCCATGATCACATAACTACACGAACATTGCCAGTAGCTAGATTGTACACAAAAGACTCAATGTACGAAAGACGTGGAGTATTACTACAATGTATTAAATTACTTGATAAACACTATTCTATTAAAAATCATCAACCATATAGGTTTGGTCAATGGCCAAAAGAAATGAAACATACAACTGATAGTATATTGCATATTGATATTAAAGAGTGGTTACATAATGAAAATTTAGAAAAGATTGAAGATTTCTTTCAAGTTAAATACACACAAACAATGAAAGATGCAGTTACACAATACTATGAACGTGATAATGTGCTTCTTGACAAATACTTTCCTAATTGGCAAAATCAATCAGACGAACAGTTAATAGAAGAAATGTCAATAGTAGACAACAAATTTTCATTTTATTATGGCTCTGAAAAGGAATAATATTATTGTAATATATACGGACAAAAAATATGCTTTTTTCGGTTGACAAGTAAGATGTCTTGTTATATAATATACTTATAAATAAATGTTTGATAATGATTTAATAATTCCAGTGGAGTCTAAAATGACTAGAAAAACACCATTTCCATATAGTACAGTTAGTGATGTAATGTGTGCCGCTATTGCGGTACATAATAAGCAAGGTTTTGTTAGATCTGGGCAAGGATATACTGATAATAGTAATCCAGATATTGATCCTATAGAGACATTTGACAACAAAACTGTCATAATGGCACAATATTTAGATACAAAAGTTAAATTCACACAAGAACAATATGATGAGGCTAATGCTCTTATAGATAATATCAATGGTAAGTTGATGATTAAGAAAATGACTAATAATCTTAACAATTTTGAACAAAACGTTGCAAAAGTACTAAATGAGGAAGATGTTAATAAATTTGCTGTAAGTATTATTGCTAGTTTGCCACATAGTATAAGTATTGACAAAAAACGTGAAATAGTAGAAGATAAAATGTCCTCTTTGAAGCATAGTAGTCAATATTTTGGTACAAAAAAGAAACGTTATGATATTAATGTAGAAGTATTAGATGTTAAGTATATTCAAACTAGTGATATATACATGATTACTACAATTTATGCTAAAAAAGACATTATTAAGTTTTGGTGGAGAGATCAACCAGATATTAGTGATATTATTACTAATAAAATCATTAAAATTCGTGCAACAGTTAATAAACACGAATTATCCAAGTATACAAATGCTAAAGAAACAATGCTTAATAGAGTTAAAATCCTTGAAGTATAAGGGTTTTTAAAGGTTGACAAATCAGCAAAATCAGTATAATATTGTATTTAAATAACATGATGTTATTTGACATAATAACTACAAAGGAGTTAAAATGCCAAAGAAAAACAAAGTGGGTACTAAATTTTTTAAAGAAGGTACTCAAAACCAAAGAATATTAGCTAAATTCTGGGGAACAGGTAAATCATTTACCGCAGATGATCTAAGAGAAAAATTAGATATAGCATCTCCAGGTGCAAGACTTTCAGAATTAAGAGATGAAGGTTTTAACGTAAAAGCTACAGCAGTTGAGTCAGGAATGGTCGGAAGAGCATCAAATGAATACGTAATTGCTAAAAGACGAGTATTAGCATAATTTATTGCTATAAACGCTGAAAATTGGGCCTTTTTTTAAAATAGGCCCAATTCCATGATAAAACCCCCTAAAAAAATCGGAAATAAGACAAAATAAAGGTTGACAAGTAAGACGTCTTACTGTATACTATAGTTATAGTTAATTAAAAATAAGGAGTTTAAATGGCTAAGATGCAACTAAAAAGAGCTCGTAAAAATCGTAAAGGCGAGACAATTGTAGAAGTTCTTCCTAATAATGTGAAGGACAATCCGAACGAAACAGATGCTCAAATTATAGAACGTATGCGAGAGCGTTTTCAAATATTAGATGAAATGACACAAGCCTCAATTGACGGTGTTGTGCGTGGTATGGTTGTAACAGGCCCTCCAGGAGTTGGTAAGAGTTACGGTGTAGAAAAAGTATTAGAAAAGAATAGTTTGTTTGACGTTATGGCTGGTAACGGAACAAAATTTGAAACTGTTAAAGGTGCTTCTAGTGCAATTGGTTTGTACAAGGTACTTTTTAATAATGCTAACTCAAAAAGTGTATTAGTATTAGATGACTGTGATACAGTACTATATGATGAAACATCACTTAACTTACTTAAAGCGGCACTTGATTCATGTAAGAAACGTACATTGAACTGGAATACAGATAGTGCATTACTAAGACGTGAAGGAATTCCAGATATGTTTGAATTCCAAGGTAGTGTTATTTTTATTACTAACCTTAAGTTTGATAATGTACGTGGTAAAATTAAAGATCACTTAGCGGCAATTATGTCAAGATGTCATTACTTAGATCTTACAATGGATACTATGCGTGAAAAGATTTTAAGATGTCAACAAATTGTTGCAGATGGTATGCTTAATGAATATCAATTTACTGCAAAAGAAGAGGCAGAGATTTTAAATTTCATGCTTGATAATAAAGATAGGATGCGTGAAATTAGTTTACGTATGGTAACTAAACTTGCAGACTTGAAAAAGAGTTTTGGTGACGAGAAGTGGAAACGAACTGCAGAAGTTACTTGTATGCGAAGAGCATAATAAAAATAAATATTAAAAAAAGCCCTTCGGGGCTTTTTTATTGGCTAAATATCTTTAATACCATTGACTTTTCTTATACAATAGTGTATTATACTACTAAAGGATATAAACTTTTATGAAATGTAAAATTACTTTAAAAGATGAAGTAAATTGTAAAGTAGAAGGTCTAAATATTACCACCCGTAGAAAATGTGAAAAAGAATTAAAATTCTTTCTTCCGTATGCGTTTCATGTACCAGCATATAAGTTAGGCAGATGGGATGGTTGTACGAGTTACTTTACAGTTGGTGGAATAACTTACACTAATCTACTCGATAGAGTATTACCTATTATAATGAACGATGGTTATCAAATAGATGTTGATGACCTTAGAAATATATATGATTTTAAATTCGATCATGTAGATGAAACAACATTTGAACATAAAGTATGGCCAGAAAAGCACCAATTAGTTGGTGAAAAGATCACGTTACGTGATTATCAAATTGAATGTATAAATAAATTTTTAGATACACCTCATTGTTTGCAAGAAATTGCAACAGGAGCAGGTAAAACACTTATTACGGCAGCACTCTCTGAACGTGCAGAAAAGTATGGAAGGTCAATAGTTATTGTTCCAAACAAAGATTTGGTTAGACAAACTGCTGACGATTATGCAAACTTAGGACTAGATGTCGGCGTTTATTTTGGCGACAAAAAAGAGATAGGAAAGACCCATACTATCTGCACGTGGCAGAGTTTAAACAGTATTAGAAAAAGGTTCCGTGATGGATTAAGCGAACTTAGTTTACAGGACTTCACAGACAACGTAGTTTGCGTTATAGTGGACGAAGTACACCAAGCAAAGGCCGATGTACTCAAAGACTTATTAACTAAGGAATTTGCAAATGTACCAATTCGTTGGGGACTTACAGGAACAATTCCAAAAGCAGATCATGAGAAAGTTAGTTTACAAGCATGTTTAGGTGAAGTAACTAATAGACTTAGTGCAAGTGAACTACAAAAAATAGATGTACTTAGTCAGTGTCATGTTAATGTAATTCAGTTAAAAGAGTTTGCTGAATACAATAACTACCAAAGTGAGTTATCATATCTTACTACTGATAAAGCACGTATGGAACATATAAGTGGATTGATTGATAAAATATCTCAATCAGGTAACACACTTGTATTAGTAGACAGAATTAAAGCAGGTGGATTAATTTGTGATAATTTACCACATGCTAACTTTGTTAGTGGATCTATGAAAACAAATGATCGTAGAGATCATTATGATGATATTAATGCAGGAACAAATGAAATTGTTGTGGCAACATATGGAGTTGCATCAGTTGGTATTAACATTCCACGTATTTTTAATTTGGTGCTTATAGAGCCTGGCAAGAGTTTTGTTAGAGTTATTCAAAGTATTGGTCGTGGAATAAGAAAAGCCGAAGATAAAGACAATGTTCAAATATGGGACATTACTAGTTCAGCAAAATTTAGTAAAAGACACTTAACACAACGTAAGAAATTTTACAAAGAAGCGAACTATCCGTTTACGATAGAAAAAGTAGATTGGCAATAAGGAAAATAATATGAGAATATTAACAGTTGAAAATAAAACGTATGAGCTCGATGACATACCTGACACAATAGAAGATTTAAGATATAGTATATTGGATTATAGTAATCCTGGACATATTGATTATTATTTTATTCCATTAGTGTTTTTAGAAAGTTTTTATGCACCAGCGGCAGTAATACAAATAGGACAATATTCAATTACTATGCCATTAGATTGGAGCGTAGTGATTTGTGATCCTGATGTAGGTGACCCAGAAGTAATAAGTTTAATGAGTTTAAATGATAGAGGTTTTAGTGTATTTGCTTTTAATCCACTAACAGGGTGGACACCTAAGTATTTAGATGTTAATATAACTAATATATACACAGATGTAAAATGGTATGCACCTAAATTAAAATTTGGACATTTGTTAAATGTTCCGTTACATAGTGGTGATAACCCGCCTTGTGTACTATTTGTTAAAGAAGCTAATAAGTTACCAGAGGTACTTGATATTAGTGAATTATGGTAGAGAAAGATGAAAACTAAAATACATGTCAATCAACATATTATTAAAAGAAATGCTAAAACGGGCGAAAGAGAACCGGTCCTTACTTGCAAAACGTATAAAGAAAACATTTACGGTCACGAAGTTATTCTTAAAGGTCCTTCTAAAGTTATATATAGACCAGATAAGCCATTACCATGTGGAGCAAAGGTTTGGATCGAGACTGACGGGGAAGTCGTTATATTATGAGCAAACTAAGCATCAAAGAAGAGATGAGAGCGATTGATACTAAAGAAAGAGGCTGGTATGATAGCCTTACTGATGAAGAAAAGAAAAAACTTGGTATTTGGCTACTTATGCGTTATACTAGTAGTGCAGGTGATAAACATTTTACTAAGCATTATTTAGAATGGACTAACGAAGTGGTTAATGTACACTTTAATAAGTTACGTAAACACCCACAATTGCAGTTTCAATTAATGCAGTTAGTAGGGTTAGGAAAAACTACTTTCCATCCTTGGATAGCACCTGGTAAGGCAATGAAGCAAAGTAAAATACAAAAGTGGGTTATTGAGAATTATGGTCATTTAAATGATGACGAAGTTGAGATCTTTGTTAGTACTAAAACAAAATATGATTTTATTGAATTGTTTGAAGAACATGGAATGAATAAGAAAGAAATAAAAGAGTTGTTGAAGAAATAAAATGTATAAATGTGATTACTGCTCAAAAATTTTTAAAAGAGAAAGCACATTAGCTGTCCATATGTGTGAGCAGAAACGCAGGATTGTGCAAAAAGGTGATAAAAATGTACAACTTGGTTTTAGAGCATATCAATTATTTTACAAAATAGGAACAAATACAAAAAATGATAAAACATATGAAGAATTTGCAAAGAGCCAATATTACATTGCATTTTGCAAATTTGGTTATTATTGTCGTGATATTGGCATTGACGACGTGCCTGGTTATGCAACTTGGCTTATAAGAAATCAAGTAAAACTTGACCATTGGGGCAAAGATAGTCAATTTGCAGGTTGGATGAAAGACCGTTTAAAAACAGAATCTGTTGATAGAGGTGTAGAACGTACAATTATATTTTTACAAGAGTGGGCAGAAGAAAATAATACGCACTACAGTCAGTATTTTAATGATATACCAACTAATTTAGCAGTGTTTCATATATGTAGTGGAAAAATATCACCATGGGTTTTATTTAATAGTAAAGAAGCACAAAGGTTAATTGATAGCCTAAATGATGAACAGTTAAAAATGATAACTGATTATCTAGAAACAGGCTATTGGCAACGCACAATGAGTGTAAATCCACAAGATAGTAAATGGGTAGAAAGAATATTGGAGCAGGCAGGAATATGATAGTAAACACAGACATTGATATAGATACAGCAAATAGAGATAAGTTATTGAAAATGATTAAAGGCACACCGGCAATGATTGCTAGAGATAAAAAACAAGTGAAACATAATACTGGTGTTTACTTTCATGATATTCCTAGTAATCCATTCAATGGACTTAGTACTATTGATCATAAAGAAGCAGAATCTATGGGTTACTTTAAGATTGATATTTTAAATGTTGGGTTATATAAAGATATAAAATCTAAAAAGCAGTTAATTGATTTATTAAACAACGAACCTATGTGGGAATTGTTAGAGCACCAGGAAGTAGTTGAAAAGTGTTTTCACATTCATAAACATTTTAATATTATTAAACAAATGAAACCCCAGAGTGTAGAACAACTAGCGGCTGTTCTTGCAGTTATTCGACCTGCTAAAAGACATCTAATAGGTAAGAGTTGGGATATAATTAATAAAAACGTTTGGGTAAAACCTACTAACAACGAATATTTCTTTAAGAAGGCTCACGCCCATGCTTATGCAATGGCTATTGTATTACAGTTAAATATGCTGGCTAAGGGTTTTTCTTTACAAGGTTAATACTTCTACGTTTGATACGTTTAGTGATACTGTTACTTAATCTAACTTCTGGTCCTGCTACTATTTCCATTTGTTTAACATTATAACTCATAATACAGTGTTGGAAATTCCATCTATTAAGTAATGCAATGTTTATAGGTAGTTTCCTATTTGTTTCCCACCACCATTCGTCGCCAAGTTTTAAAAATCTAATTCGTTCTGCTTTATCCTTCAGGCGCTCGTAAATATATATGCTGGCCACGTGACTATCTATGTTTTGGACTACGCCAAGATATTCTTTGCCTGCATATTCAATAACGGTTAAAAATGGATACTCATCTAAGAGTTTCTGGTGTTTCGTTTGCATTACTTCTATTTAGCCAAATAATTTTTGGGAAATTTTGATAAATACTTTACAGGAGTCTAAAGCATGGCAAATTACGGATCAACATATAATATTAACCAAGAAGGCGATCTTTTTACATTACAAGATCACGGGTCAGCACCGGGATTAGGCAAATATGCTAGTTCTAAGGGTACATCAGTAAATAGCCCGTTGAATTACAGATTTTTAAAACTATTCCGTGGATTTGATTCACAGTTTTTCTTCTTTGTAAAAAATCAAGACAGAAAACCAATAATGTTACAAGGTGTTTCAGTAAATGCATCTTTCATTGATAGAACAGATAGATCAACAGTTGTAAGTAAAAAAGCAATTATAACAGATTACGATCAAGGCAGTATTAAGGTTATATTAACTGTTGGAGAAAGTTCATTATTTTCTCAAGGGTTATATGATCTTGTGTTTAGTTATACAAATGATGTAGGGCTAGTATTACCATTGTATTGTGATGTAAATATGCGACCTAACTTTACAGTTGAATGTTCTGAAGAAGGCGATGCGTTACCACTCACTACACAGATCAATAATACGTTTACTACAAAAGTAATAAACACAGTAACATATTATTATAGCAGTGCCTTAAAAGCAACAGGATATTTTAATAAACCAAATGGATTAGTTACATTAGCAGTATATGGAACAGGATATACTGGAAACTTCTATGTAGAAGGTGCGTTAAGTGAAAATCCTACAGAAGGCGATTGGTTTAATATTACTTTAGGTTCATACACAGACCCATTTTACCCATATATTGCTCACACAGGAATAGATCCTTGGACATTCCGTACAAACGTAAATTATATCAGAACAAAACATACACAACCTACAGGAACACTTGACAAAATCGTAGTTAGAGTGTAATATAACACTATGACTTTAATGAATGATTACGTCAGAGCCCTGGTTCCTACTAACTGGCGATCTAATCCTAGTGGTTGGATTAGTGGTAACTGTCCAATGTGTGTAAGGAATGGGCAAAGTAGACCAGATACAAAAGGCAGAGGTGGATTTCATTTTGATGAAGGAAAGTTTCAGTATAATTGTTTTAATTGTAATTTTAAAACAGGTTGGAGTCCACAAAGTAGAATATCAGTAAGATTAAAGCAACTATTAACAACATTAGGTGCTGATGAAGCTGATATACAACGTATACAACTTGAATTGTTACGTGAACAAGATGTAGCAACCTTATTAATAAAAACTAAAAGGCGTAAAAATTTAGTTATTGATTGGGACGAAAAAGAACTACCAGAAGATGCCAAGCCATTTATGGAGTTCACTGAACCAGACGCTGATTGGACAGCCGCGGTAACATACTTAACTGATCGTGGATTTGATATTACTGATGATAGGTTTATGTGGAGCCCTAGTAAAAAACAAGGTAGAGTTAACAAAAGATTTATTTTGCCGTTTACATATAAAAGTAAAGTAGTTGGTTATACAGCAAGATGGGCAGGAGACAATATTCCTGCAAAAATGCCTAAATACTATAATCAGCAACCTAAGAATGATTTTGTGTATGGTTTAGATAGACAAACACACAATAAAGAAGTTGTTATTGTATCTGAAGGACAACTTGATGCAATAGTAACCGATGGATGTGCAATAGGCAGTAATAACATAAATGATGACCAAGCAGATATATTGCACAGTTTGAACAAACGAATTATTGTATTACCAGACGCAGATGAAGCAGGTAAGTTAATGTGTAAGGCGGCAATAAAGCACGGTTGGAGTGTTTCTTTTCCAGAATGGAAAGATTGTAAAGATGCAAGTGATTCCTTGACAAAACACGGAAGATTGTATACAATAAAGAGTATAATAAATAGTGCTGAAACTAATCCAACAAAAATTGAATTATTAATGAGGAAATATTGTAAATGAGAGAACAGTCACAAGCGAAAGAGTATAATGTAGACTTACAACGATTGTTTGTTGAATTTCTAGCACAAGATAAAGATCTATTCGCTAGAGTTAATGGAATTATAGATCCATTATATTTTGATAGAGAATTACGTAAAGGAGTAGCATTTATACAAGAACATGTTACTGGGTATAGTGCATTGCCTACACGTGAGCAAATTCTAGCGGCAACAGGGCTCGAGTTACAAGAACTTAAAGATGTAGATGATAGACATCATAAATGGTTTATTGATGAATTTGAAACATTTTGTAAACATAAAGCATTAGAAGCAGCAATTTTAGCAAGTGCAGACATGCTAGAACGAGGTGAGTATGGCCCAGTTGAACGAAGAATCAAAGAAGCAGTTCAAATTGGACTGGCTAAACATATGGGTACTGACTATTGGGAATCACCAGCAGAGCGTATTGAACGTGTTCGTAATTTGCGTGGTGGTGTAAGCACAGGTTGGAAAGATATTGATAAAAAACTTTTTGGTGGATTTAATAGAGGCGAACTAAACATATTTGCAGCACCATCGGGTGGTGGTAAGAGTTTGTTCTTACAGAATTTAGCACTTAATTGGTCGGTTGCAGGATTAAATGTTGTATACATTACTTTGGAACTTAGTGAAGAATTATCTAGTATGCGATTAGACAGCATGATTACTGGATATGATACTCGTACAGTATTTAAAAATGCAGATGATGTAGATTTAAAAGTACGTATGAAAGGTAAGAAAGCAGGCAAACTACAAATTGTACAACTTCCTAATGGTATTACAATTAATAATATTACTAGTTATATGCGTGAATACGAAGTTAAGAATGATGTTAAAATAGATGCAGTATGTATTGATTATTTAGATCTTATGATGCCAGCACAAAGTAAGGTTAATCCAAGTGATTTATATATTAAAGATAAGTTTGTATCAGAAGAAATGCGTAATTTTGCAGTAGAACATGATATATTGTTTGCAACAGCATCACAGTTAAATAGAGGTGCAGTAGAAGAAGTAGAATACGATCATTCGCACATTGCAGGTGGTTTAAGTAAAGTACAAACAGCAGATAATGTAATTGGTATCTTTACAAGTCAAGCGATGCGTGAACGTGGGCGTTATCAAGTACAATTTATGAAAACACGTAGTAGCAGTGGCGTTGGGCATAAAGTAGATCTTAAATTTGATATAGCAGGGTTACGTATTAGTGACTTAGACGAAGATGAGAAACACGATACTATGAGTAATTCTAGTGCTATGTTTGAAAAGATTAAGGCAAAAAACAAAGTTTCACATCAAGAAAAGAATATTGCAGAAAATAGTGTTGTGGAAAGTACTATTGAAGGGCATGACAAATTACGTAGTATGCTTAAAAGAAGCAATAGTTAGATAAATACTATATAGGTAACTATTACCTGGGGATATAGACATGAAAAAACGTACTCGTAGCTTATTAGAAGAAATTAATTCTTTAGCACCTGTTAAATCTAAAACAGCAATACTAGAAAGTAAGGGTAATAATGCTATTAGTAGTATTATTAACATATTAGAAATGATAGAATCTAATTATGACGATGATACCGCTCAGGACCTAACTAAACGTATCATGTTAAGTATAAAAAATAGAGACCCAGAGAGATTTAACCGCGGTGTTAAGAAAATTAGAGGCTCTAAATGAAAATAGAAGACATTTTAGCCGGAACTAAAAAACGTAAACCTAGAATTTTACGAAATATTAGACTAAAAGGTAAAGGTTTATATACTCCAACAGCAAAAAATCTAAATGAGAATGCTAGAATTCAGCATTTAGAAGACCTTATTCTAGGCCTTGATGACGGCCAGGCAGGCAGTGTAGGTGCTAAAAAAGCCATTGCCGCATTACACCAAGTAGAACAACAACCTAATTCAGTCACTATTAAATGGGACGGCTCACCAGCTGTTATTTTTGGGCGAAATGAAAACGGTGTATTTGTACTCACTGACAAAAGTGGATTTACTGCAAAAGGATATGATGGGAAAGTTACTAGTAGTGATGCATTAGAAAACATGCTATTGAGTAGAGGTACAGGAAAACCAGATCCAGATCGTAAAGAATTTGCAAGTAAAATGAGAAATATATGGGACAGAGTAGAAAGTACTGTACCTACAGGCTTTAGAGGGTATGTACATGGTGACTTACTTTGGTTAACAAAACCTCAAGTAAAAGATAACAAAATAACATTCACGCCAAATACTACAACATATGCAGTAAATGCTGAAAGCGACATTGGTAAAAAAATAGTAAACAGCGATGTTGGCGTAGTAGTACATCAATCCATTGGACTAGACGGTCAAAAAAGTAATGTAGATATGAGCCAGTTTCAAGGTGGGCAAACTTATATTATGCCACCAGCAATGGTAACAAAATCACCAGGTGTAGACATTCCAGCAGTAGACGAGTTAGAAAATTACCTAAGTAAAAATGCAGGAGCAATTGATAAATTGTTTAATGTACCACCTGAATTAAAAATGGCAGATTTTGGTAAAGTACTATATGCATACATTAATTCATCAGTTAAAACAGGCGGGCTAGATAACTTAGGTTCAGATTTCATGCAATGGGTTGATAATAGTAAATTGTCAGCACCTAAGAAACAACGTCTAGGAGAATACATAAATAGTAATATAGATGGATTTAATGCAACATTTAATTTTATCAAAGGAATTAAAAAAGTAAAGAATGAAGTTATTAAGGCATTAGATGCACAGAAGGCAGACATAGAAGCATACACAGCAGGCCAAAGAGGCGGCGAAGGGTATGTAGTAGACAAGGATGTTAAATTAGTTAATAGAGCCGGCTTTACAGCGGCTAATATGGCAAAGGAAAGATAAAATGTTTAGTAAATCGAGTAAACAGCACTTAGAAGAAGCTGGAATGACTCGTTGGCAACACTTTAAACATGCAGTAAGTATTGCATGGAGATTAAAAATTGCCGCAGGTGCAGTATTGTTACATGCATTTGCTCCACGTTATTTTAAAACGTATGCAACAAATACATGTAAAAAGATTGTAACAGAGAATAATATATGAGTAATGATATAGTAAAACAATATTCAGAAGAAAGCAATAAAAAGGGATTAGAATTTATGCAATCCCTAGGCGAAGCTCGTATGTTTAAAACGAAACATCAGCTACAAGGTTCAGGTGTTAGACAGCTCTCAGATCATTTATTTGTAGGATTGATGAGTCTTTATGCTATGGCAAATGATTATAAATATGCCCCAGAAGCACAAAAATATGCACGAAGAACAGGTATGTATGGCGGGTTTGGAAGAGCTAGTCCAAGTGGTACAGATGTATACCAAACACTTTTTGCACTTGTAAAACCTGAAGGATTAGTTGACAGTACACCAGCAGATAAGTTATTACTTGCTAAAATAAAAATAAATCAGCCTAAGATGAGACAGTTTTTAAAACAACTAGAAACTGGAAAAGTAATGCCAGGACAAGCAAGAGCATTCTTTTATAAACTAGAAAAACAGTTAGCCATTCAAGATCCAAAATTGAGAGCAGCAAGAAGGTTAGTTGGCGATTGGACTAATCTAAGTACTACGCAACAAAAACTAGCGGCCACACAAATAAACAAACATTATAGAATAAATGCTAGGCGTAGTGATTTAATGCCAACATTTAAAAAGTATTCTGAAGATGGTGGATTAAATATTGATGGAAAAGAAAAGAAAACAATCAAGCAACGTATTGTACGTGGAGCAGCGGCTTTCGCAGCAGGTTATACAGCTGGTAAAATGACTGGTATGTAACTATGGGTATTAGTAGACCGGTAGAGGTTTTAACAGGGTCAACGGATTTTTATACAGTTTATACACTAATAGATATCACCGATTCAGGTATAGTTAGTCCTAAAGTTAACGCTAACGGATTCTTTCAAGCTCAAAATTTAAATACTTTTATTCAAAGTGTAAGTTTAAGATCTCAACCTGTATTGAGCAGTGTTACTATATTAACTGCAAAAGATTTATCTGACTATGAATTTGGTAGTAATTTTACCGGTTTACATAACGTATGGGTTCTTAAATTTGCTAGTGAAACAGCAGATGCTTGGAAAAAAGACAATGATGATGTTTATTTTCTAAAACAAGACTTTGATACAATGCCTATTCATGTAACTTTAGATGAAACGGTAGTTATTAATCCTGAAAGTGTTGATACAAGTACAGTAAATACTAATACATACTTTAAATTTAGCGAAAATATATAAATACGATAAATACATATAAGTGCAATGATGTACTTATATTAAATCAGCTCTAATAAGACGCTGTCAAAGATTGTGAGAACAAAATATGGCAATGAATCAGTCAAGACTTGAGCGTGAAAATCTAGAGGCACATGTAGATTTATGTGCGGAGAGATATCGCGTGTTAGAAGAAAAATTAAACAGATTAGAAGCCAAAATGGATTCTCTTACAGAAGCTCTTACTAAAGTAGCAGATAAACAAACAGCAAGTACATTATCTAGTAATAAACTAGTAATAGGTGCGGCTGCAACAGTTATTGCAGGATTGCTTTCAACTGTAGTGGTATTGCTATTAAATTTAAATGCAGCCGGTGCGTTGGCTATAAGTGGTGGATAAATAGTAATGTTACTTAATGAATCATACAATACTATTATTTCTGAGGCGAAAGTAATATTTCGTAAAAGAGGAAATAAAGTTGTACGAGCATTTCGTTGTACAGTAGGGCCACGTAAAGGGAGACCAGTTGCGAATCCTTCGCAATGTGCGGCTCCGATAAATCTCAAAAAGAGATTTGTAATGCGAAGAACAAAAGCAGCCAAAGGCGCAAGAATGACGAAGAAAGCACAGAGAACAAAACGATTAAATCCAGCAAGTCGTATTGTAGCAAGGCTAAATAAAGCGAGAGGGTAAAAATTATGGACGTAATAAATAATAGCACAATTGATACAGTAATAGACTTTGCAAATGTTAAGTTCGGAATGGAACTTACAAAAGATCAAGTATCAGAACAATTAAGAAATTTATCCTTTTCAGAAACATTAAAACTTATTAACTCAATAAAAGCAGACGACAATGATGCATTTTCAGAAATCATGGATTTAAGTGCTGTATCAGAAGAAGTAGTAAACGAAGAAGAACTTACAGAAGGCAAAAAAGCTGCCATAATGTGGGTATATAATACAGTTAAAAAAGGCCTTGGTATTGGCGCTGCAAAAGCTCCTGATGTAATTAAGAAGTTAGACAACGCTGGTGCTGGAAAAGTAACAAAATGGAGTGTTGGAGCTATTACAATTGCAAGTGTTGCAGACATAGCTCTTGATATTACAAGCTGGGTAGGTGATTTGTTATCTGGTGAAACTATTAAAGAAATAGCGGCACTAGCATGGAAACATAAACTTCCAGCCGCGGCAGTTATAGCGGCACTGTATGGTGGTAAAAAACTTATTGACTACGTAGCTGACGGTGGTAGTGAAGAAGAAACAGGCAATACAACTATTAATAATTATTATAATGAACCAGTAATGGCAGGTGAAGATACAGCCAGATTAAAGAAATTAGCAGGAATTAAAGAAGCACCAGCAGATGCCGAATACTTTGATGACCTGTATAAAAGACATCCTAATGAATCAGAAGAAGAATTAAAAGAAATTGGATATGGAACAGCAGCCACAGCACAATCTAGTAGAGCAACAGTAAACAAACAGAATTCAAACGTAGCAAATAGACGTTACAATAATACAATACAAGATCAGAACAGAGATGCAAAAGGAACAAGCAGAGCAGTAGCAGGCAGTAACAAACAAGCAACAGGACAAGGCGCAATGAGAGCTGGAAGTGAAGATCCAGATGATATAGAAAGAGCTAATAATGCAAACCAATCAGGCGTCAATGCACAACAAGCTGACATAAATGCACAAGAAATTGAACGATTAAAACAACTGGCAATGGGCGGTTAACAATGAAAAGCATTGAAACCCCTGGTGGCATCCCAACATTTATTTCGCTTCACGAATGCGAAATGTACGAGAATTTATTAGAACGTACATGTAAAGATGATTTATCTGAACGTGAAGTATACCTAATTCAAAGCCTAGTTAACAAGAATATTGTTAAAAAGATAGTGGAGAATAATAAAGTTTATTTTGAACGAATGAAAGGGAGCATATAATGCCAACAAAAGAAGTGCAAGGAATGATGGATATTATTAACAAACTTAATGAATCTGCATCAAAAGAGCCAACAGCAGCTCAAAAATTAAAAAATGAAAAAAACAAACCATCTCCTACTGTATTAGGTAGTGTGAGTAAAAACGCTCAGGGGATGCTAAAAATTTTGCAAAAACTCGATGAAACAACGACAAAAGTTACAAAAGATATAATAGAAGAATCACGTAACGATGTTGAATTATCAGCAATGAATAAAAAAGGTAATTCAGTAAAAGTGAATAATTATGAAATTGTTTTAGAAAAAGCACAAGTTGTGCCAGGTATAAAAAAGACATTTTATAATATTAAAGAAGGCAATAAAACTTTATACAAGCAAGTAGCATTGTTTGAAACAGCAATGGGTATTGTAAAAGGTTTATTATTTGATAACGAAAGTAAGGTTCAGAGATTATTAGATCTCGATTCTAAATATGGAAGTGCATTAATAGAAGCAGCTGAACATAGACTAAGATGTAGAACAATTACCGAAGGTAATAAGCTAGATATAGCTATGGCAAAGCAAGGTCATGCGGTTTCTAAAATGAGAGACGTTAAAAACCAAATCAAATCAGCCCTGTAGGCATAAATACAATATATAATAAAAACTCTAGTGGGGTAATGATATGGAATTAAAACATTTACAAGTAAACAGTCTAAACAAATTAGATTCTGTTCTTAAAGAAGTATTTGGTACGAGTTTTAACTTTAGTGCAGGTAATGCAAAATTAACTAAAGTAAAAACTGTTACTGAACAAAAGATTAAAGCACTACGTGAAAGTGGTGTTGCAGTAAACGATAAGCAATATCAGAAGTTATTGCTAGTTCTAGAAGGTATAGATACAGTTATGGCACAAAATCCAATAATGGAAAACGAATTAGATTCAGCAGAAGTCCTTTTAGCAGCGAAAAATATGGCAGACGATCTACAAAAAATGGCTGAAAATTTAGCCAGTATGCAAGTAGAAGAATTAATGAGCATCACTAACGCAATGAAAGAAGAAGTTGGTGTAGCAGAAGCAGATACATTTAATGCATCAGCTGAAGCGGCAATTGGTTCAGCTCTAGATGCAGTTAAATCAGCAAACGCACAAGTAAGCGATGCAGTTTTAGTAGCTCAAGGCCAAGCACCAGCAACAGACATGGGTATGGACATGGAACCAGAAATGGATCCAGAAATGGATATAGAAGCACCAATGGACGACGCACCAATGGATGATTTTGAAGGCGCAGACGCTGCAAGTGCAGAAACAGACATAGACGGCAGAGAGATGAAAGAAGACAAATATCTTAATGCATTACGTTTAGTTAAAGAAGCACAGGCTGATGGTAAAATTAATAAAGAAGTTTTAAAACAAGCATTCGCGGTATTAAAGAAGTAGAGCAATGAGATACGCTGATCTTTTTGAAATTTCAGTAGTAGATTCAAAGGTTATTGATCTATTATCGATATTAAGTAGTGAAGGAGTTAACCAGATACCACTTGATGCATTAGTCAAAGAACTAACGTCAATGGGTGTAGATGTTGATGACGAGTCTCTATTTGATGAGATAACTAATCTACCAATTGTTAATAATATTAAAGATGGTACAGTTTATTTTAATACAGCAAGTTTACAAGCTTCAAATCTAAATAAAGTAGATCCAGAAAAAAATAAGAAAAAGGTTAAAGCAATGGCTAAGAAGCAAGTTGATAAAGAGTTAAGCAAATGAGTGTAGGATTAAACGCATCACAGGCAAGAGCAAAAGCATCACAAGACATGATTGTGTATCAAGAAACACAAGCTATCATGGAAAAAGTCATCACTGAAAGCGGATTAGGAAAGTTTGAAGCATACGTAGATGACGGTACTACAATGACAATCTCTACTCCAAGTGTAGCAAACACTGGTACAGTAATTAACCCCACAATTTCTGTAGGTGAAACTCTTATTATTGATAGTCAAACCGTAACTTTAGGAACAACAGGAACATCACTTAATGCAGTTATTGCAGATATTAATGACGCAGGTGTTACTGGATTAACAGCATCAAAAGCTGGTGGCTACTTAGTTTTAACTGTAGAAGATGCCGCAGGCCAAACATGGACATATGAAATAGGAGCTGGAACAGCAAATGCTTCTTTAGGTTTTACAGCAGGTGTATACAGTTTAACAAACCCAACTAGTGTAAGTTATTTTGAAGTTTGGCAAGGTACTACAGCAGATCGTGCTCTTCAAAATCAAATGGAAGAAGTAATTAGAGAATTCAATAACTTAGGTTATAAAATAGAAAGATTAACAAATTCGTCTACTAATAGAACGTTTAAATGGTATATCTATTGGTAAAATGGCTGACATAATAAAACACAAACATCTCATTATAAGAGCAGAAACCGAAAAGACACCTACAGATCCTAAATGGCTACATTCGTGGTTAGTTGACTTAGTAAGTGATATAAAAATGGACATATGTCAAGGTCCAATTACTGCATATGTTGATGTACCTGGAAACAAAGGATTAACAGGTGTAGTAATTATTGAAACTTCACACATTGCAGTTCACATATGGGACGAAATTAATCCAGGATTATTGCAAATGGATGTTTATTCGTGTGCAGACTTTGATCCACAACAAATATTTGATAAAATTGATGAGGCGTTTGAGCCTGTAAAATTAGAATATAAATTCCTAGATAGAGAAAAAAGTCTTACTACAATAGAATCAAAAAATAATCGATAGGAATATAAAATTATGCTTAAAGTAGCATTCATAGGCGATAGCTTCTCAGCATATAGTCAAGATGGCCAAGAGAAAAATCATTGGTCTTATTTACTATCACAGCACTTTCCACAGCATCAATACATTAATTATTCAACGGGCGGGCGAGGATTCGATCATTATCGTGTAGCTATGCTTGATGCAAAAATGAAAGATGTTGATGTTGTATTAACCAACGAAACATTTAATGAACGAAATTTTTCATTTATTACTGGTAGTGAATTATTTACTCTTGAAGAAGAAGTATCCAATAATTATAAAACATTTGTTCTTAAAAACACATATTGGTATTCTCCACATTCCTATAAATTAATGTATTTTGGCGATGAAACATATAAAACACCAAAGTCCGTAGAAAAAGTAATATTAGAGACACTAAGGAATACAGCTGCATCTAGTAGATATTATCTTTATAATACTGAATGGTGGAATAACGTAGATACTCTTTATAATTTTAAACATATAGTAAAATTAAACTTATTAAGAAATCCAAACCATGCAATAAAAAATGATGTAACAGATGCGTATAGTAGACTTTTATTAGCACATGGAATAGATGAAGCTCGGTATGAAACGCAACAACTACAATTGTATCTCGACAATGATTTAATTATTTCTATTAACGATGATCATTGGTCTCCAAAGGCAAATAAATGGGTGTTTGATAACTATATTTTGCCCAAAGTCGTTGACATATTGTCAGAATAATAGTATACTTACTCTATGCCAGAAATTAAAAGCCCTTACCCATATCAAGAATTTAAAAGAACTAGTGTAAACGGAAAACGTTTATATCAAAACCCTTGGGGCGATCCTGTTCCAAGTGTAACCACAATTTTAAGTGATACACAACCAGCAGAAAAACGTGCCGGACTTGCCGCTTGGCGAAAACGTGTAGGTAAAGAAGAAGCACAACGCATTACAACTACTGCCGCAAATCGTGGAACAGTAATGCACAATATACTTGAACATTGGGCATTAGGCGAATACGAAACTTATAATCCTGGTAACAACATAGTACATAGACAAGCAAAGGCAATGGCGCAAGTTGTTGTGGATAATATTGAAAATGATATTGATGAAATATGGGGTACAGAAGTAAATTTAGTAGCAAAAGAATTGTACGCAGGAACAACAGATTTAGTTGGTGTGTACAAAGGCGAAGATACTATTATGGACTTTAAGCAAACAAATAAACCCAAAAAGCGTGAATGGATTGATGATTATTTCCTACAAGGAGCCGCATACGCAAACGCACACAATGAGATGTATGGCACTGATATTAGCCGTATTGCTATCTTTATGTGTAGTGGTGATTGTCAATGGCAACTGTTTGAATGTGGACCAGATGAATTTCCAGAATATGAATTAAAATGGGCAGAGAGATTAGAGAAATTTTATAATTTATCATAAATACTTTATTATAAGGAAGAAGAAATATGGCAACAATTACAGCACGAATGACAGCACGAAAAGGCAATCTAGCAGATTTGCCAAGATTACTTCCAGGTGAACTAGGACTAGCATCAGATGAACAGAAAGTTTTTATGGGAATGGAACCTGCACAAGGTTCTATTGATGTAACAAACAGTACAGCATCATTATGGAAAGTAGAATTCACCGCTGGAAATACTCCAATTACTGAAGATTTTATTGAGTTATTAAATGAAATTACATATTGGGTTACAATTGATCCACATGATAGTGCAACTGATACAATAATAGACGGTTCTAATATTACTTTTATTGATGGTGTGGCACAGTTTGATAGTGGCTTAGCCAGAGTACCTTCAATAGTAACTAATGTTGATAGAGTTTATTTTAATTATAATAGAGAATTTGGTTATCATGCTGAAGCATTCCCGAATCCAAGACAACAGATTACTTTCACTAAATCACAAGCGGCAGGCACAGCTGAAGTATTAAATGACGATGTTAATACTGGTAAGGAAGTAGCTTTCTTAATAGCAAACAAAAATAGTGTAA